GTGGAGCTGTGCGTGAAGCGGATCGCTGTGGCTGCGTCCGCCTGAAAAGCGCTGCGCGGGATGTCGTAGGCCAGCTCCGCATCCGCCCCATCTGCGCCTAGCTGCCCCACGAATAGCTGCTGGGTCCATGTGCCCACGGTCAGTGCACCCTCATTCGCCACGTCCGCATCATTGACCGTCAGCAGCAGGCGAACGGGATCTCCCTCGCCCACGAGCCGCCAGCTTGCGTCCTGCGACTCGGGAGCCGTCCCGTTGAGCGTGATGGGCATGTTCGGCAGCTCGTGCTCATCCCATGCCAGTGCAGTACCCGCGATGTACCAATCGCCCGGGGCCAGGTCCAGCGTGGCGCAGACGTTCTCGCCAGGCAGCTCCGTGGGCGTGTCTAGGGTGTCAGTGTAATCCCGCGTGGCCGTCCCCCAATGCAGGCGAACGCTATGGAGCCCCTGGAGCGGGTTGCCGTCTACACTCTCTGTGGGATTCTGCCAACAGACTTGCGGCTCCGCGTGCGCACTGCCGATCAGCAGGCAGGCAAGCAGGAGCCACCAACGAGCCATCCCTATAGCGTCCTTCGATAGTCGGCAGTGACGTTGACGTTGTCTTGAATATCGACCGTCTTGTAGATGTGGCTCTGCCCCTGAGCATTCACCTGAAACTCGAATCGAAGCGGCACAATTCTCCACTCGATGATCCACTGACTGTTCCCTTGCATGGGACCATCAGAGAACACGACCGGTACGGTGCTGGATTGCTGTCCACCGGGGTCCAGGTCGACCAAAGGCATGTGGCCCTCCTACCGATCGGGCAGGGTGTTCCGAGTGAGCTGGACGCTCTGCACGTTCGGGAAGTTTGCGGCCCGGAGCGTGCGCACCTGTAGCACGCGCTCCGTGCCATTGAAGCGTGCGTCCCTGCGTTGCTCGTACATGGCGAAGCGCGGCAGGGCGCAGTTGAAGGTTCGCTGAATCATGCAGTGCCGGAGAGCATGGCATTCCCATGCACGCCAGCCGTGCCGGAGAGCATGGCGCTCCCACCCGTGCCTGCGTTGGCAATGTTCCCATTGTTTCCGGCGTTGGTGCGCTTCGGGATGGACTTGCTCACATTGCCCGGTTGCCGGTGCGCTTTCGAGCGAGAGCCTTTAGCTGCGCGTCCCATCATGGTCACTATCTCCGTTTGCCCTTGCGGGAGTCGCCCTTCGACTTCCGCTTGCGCTTGGATTTATACGTCATCGTCCGTCTCGTCGCCAGCCTGGCCTACGGCACCCGAGCGCCGAACGAGGGAATGAGAGTGACCCGAGGCCGAGCTGGTCCGCGTGGCATTTGGCTCCCACGTATGCGCGTGACCGTCGACATCGCTCGTTGTCCCGTCGTCTCGTAGGGTGTGCTGGTGCCCGTCCGCAGAACCTGTGGTATCTCCTGCGCGGTTGACCAACTCGGGCTCATCGGGGAGACCGGTTTCGAGATCCCGCGCGCCCTCAAGCTCAAGTAACTGTTCTTCCTGCTCTGGATCAAAGTCATCACTGAGTACCCCGCGCCGTTTCTGTTCATTCCAGTAGGACATTCGGGAGATATCGCCTGCCTGCCGGTCCTTCTGTAGCAGCTCCAAATCCTTGTCTGCACCCAACGTGACACCGAAATCTTTGAACACGGTGACGCTGCCGCCCGCATCGGCACCCATGTTCAACCACCTCGCCATATGGTCGAGCACGTCCTCCAGACACTTCTCCAGGCTGCGCGCAATCATCCCCATCGACGATTCTTCGGAGGCCTTGTCGATAATGTCTCCAGTGGCCGTCTCGCTGCCACGCGGGCGGCGTACGAGCATCTGCACCCCGAGCGCTTCCATGCGCTCCTCGAGGTCTCGCAGGTCATTGATCCCCGATTCAATGCCCTTGCCGCTGTGCTCGACGTACTCCAGCGTCGCGCCCTTCGGCCCGCGTGTGAACGTCCCTGCGCCCACTTGGAGCTGGAAGCTGGCTGGCCCATCCTCTGCGGTGCCCAGCCCGGTGCCGAACAGGATTGGGACGCGAGCGATGTGGACGATGTTGCGTTGATCGCTGTCGCTCTGCCAGTGAGCGATGTTGAGGTACGCCAGGTCCAGTAGTGCGGGCTTGCCCGTCATGAAGCCCACGCGATCGGTGTAAAGCGAGACGAGTGGAATGTAATCGAGCGTGGTCTCGTACTGCGCAACGATGACCCAATCCGACTCTTTGGTGTTCTGCCTGCGCTGCTCCTCGTACACGGTAACGCTGCCGATCTCGTAGACGCGGATGCGCCGCACAGTCACCTGAAGGAAGGAGTTCTCTGGGTGTGGGCGCTTCACGTGCTCGATGTAGCGGATCTGAGTCAACACCTTGCGCCCGGTCGGGAGCATGACGTACTTCCAACCGATCAGGTCCAGCGCGGGAATGTGGATGGCGTAGGGACGCACGCCCAAGCGCTGCTCTTGCTCCAGAGAGAGTGACCCATCAGGAAACGCTCCCTGAATCTCGTCCGTCCGGGTGACAGGGTAATCGACCAGCACGTGAGTCACCCCGTCGTCGATGGCCGACTTGAGGACGTTTCGAGCGAATACATTGATGTCGCTGCCGAGCATATCCATATTTTCGGTCAGCGCTTCGATGTTCGAGGGCACGTCCTCCCCAAGCACGATGGGGTCTTTGAGCGGACGGGCAATCAGTCGATCCACGATCTCCGCGTAGTAATTCGTGAACACGGATCGGGACAGGCGATTGAAATATTCGCTCTCGGGTTCAGCCGGTTCTTGCGGCAAGTACAGCCGCCCGGCGTCCCTCATCGCGGCAGTGCCGCCATTGATGTCCCGTATCATCTGCCAGAATGGAGCGAGCGCCTTGTACTCGTCATTCGCAGCGGTTACTGGATGCTCGGCCATATCAGATTCTCAGCGGGGTGGACTCGTAGCGCTCCGGGCGTACAGGGTACCGCTTGACGATGTGATAGCCCACAGCGTCGGAGAGGTGCGTCAGGTGCGGGTCGTGCTTCTTGTCGATCTCCCCGCTACCGCCGACCAGCAGACGGACGCCCTCGAAATCGAGGACAGTATGCTTCGCGTGCTGTGGGTCGATCATCAGACGGATAATCCCGTCCTTCGACTTCAAGCGGCTGTTCACTGCGTTCACCCGGGCTCGTTCCGTTGGGTTGCTGTCAGGAACCTCAAACCGCACGCGTTGCGGTCCGAAGTGTCCGTAGAGCGCATTCTTGACGAGATCCCAGTCGCTCCCTTCGGTCTGCGCCGTCCCGCGTGCTCCACCTGTGGCATCGCCCCATACTGACACGATGCCCCGGTGCTCACCCCAATCCGCGATGATCTTGTTGCAGACCGCCGGCGTGTTGGAGTTCCGCGGAATGTAAACCTCGCCAATGATACCCGTCCCGTCGATGGGGTCACTGATAATTTTCCCGAACAGTCGGCGCCCATCAATGACCACTTCCGATACCTCACCCTCGATTGGAAGCGTCATCTCCTGACAGATTACCGCGATGCCGGGATCCACATTGAAGTCAAAGCAGACGATCAGCTCGGCGTCGGGATTGTAGTTCTGTCGCAGGCGGGCGCAATGCGACTCCCGTGTGAACGGGTAGTAGGCCTGCCCCACGAAGTTGATGAACTCGGCTTCGTACTCCTGCCGGTACGTCAGCTCGTCGAGGTCGCGCTTCGCTGCCGCGATCTCCTCGGGCGGGAGAATGTCCGCACTGTGCCACGTGTAGGCGCCCCACTCGCCGCTGTCATCGGCTAGGGCCTGCTGGTAGCGGTCGAAATAATGATTCCTGCCTTCTGGTACGCCGATGAGCCAACAGAAGCCCCTGCGGTCGGACAGCGCCGGACGCACGTTCTCCGTCCAGGCGGTCTCCTTCATGTTCCCGTATTCGTCCAGGATGCCGCCATCCCAGGGCGTTCCCTCGATCCGCTCTGGCTTGTCCATGCCCAGGACTGCGATTGTGGAGCCGTTGCGGAGGTAGATTTCGAGGTTCGACTCGGATGGCCGCTTGGCCATCCACCAAGACGGGATCATCGACTTCAGGTCTTTCCAGAAAATGCGCTTGGCTTGGTCGCGTGTGGGAGCCCCGGCGAACCAGTTGCCGGACTTGCGCATTGCGGCCTTGATGAGCTGCCGCTTGGCGCGTTCCGTCTTGCCGCTGCGCCGCCCTGCCGGGACGACCGGGAAACGAACCAGCGGGCGCAGGTCTGGCCCGGTAAGGTTGCTGTCGTGTACGAGCCGGAGCTGAGTGGCGTGCTTCCTAAGCGGCGTCCAGTCCGGTGTCAGTAGTTCGGCCGTCGCCGCCATTGTCCCGCTTCTCCATTTCCGCCAGTGCTGCCGACGCTCGGCGCGCAAATTCCTCTGGAGTCATGTCACCGGGACCACCGCCCTCCTCTGCGGGGAGATCCCGCCACTTGAAGCGGTTTTTCATGTTGAAGATCCACATGGTGGCATTCGCCCCACGGATCTGACCGGCCGCGCCAGCACGTCCCAATCGAAGCCACCATGCCTCGGACCTGAACAGGCCTTCTTCATAGGCTTCCCTGAACTCTTTGTGCTTGTCCACCCAACGATAGAACGTCATACGGCTCACGCCCAGCTCCTGCGCGACTTCCGCTACGGATTCACCGTTCTCGAACATCGCAGGCAATCGCTCTGCGATCTGTCGCCGGTACCGGGTACGTCCTCCGGTCCTGCCCCGATTGCGGGGTTGCGCGTCTGCTTCCGCCATCACGCGCTCCGGCTTTTAGGGCGTAACATCTTCGACTGAGCTTCCCACTCACATGGCATCCCGCCAAAGGCCATTTCGCATCCCACTCAATGACTTGCGCGGGTGAATGTAGCCGATGCTTGATGTTCGGGTCCAGTGCATTGCTCGTGAGTAGCGGGCCCGAAGGCCCGCTTTCACCCTTAGGTGGTGCGTCGTTTGCGCCATGTCACGGGTGTTTCCGTGTCGATTGGGTCGCCTTTGGTGTCATACCAGCGTAGGAGTGCACCGGTTCGGTATCGCTTTCCGGGTTGCCCGCGTACGGGCGACTCGTCGGT